CCGAGTTGACGAGGCATTACAATACTATCAGGAGTTTCATTCCGAAGCCACATTTAGAACATTCCTAAAGCATCAAATTACATCGGATGACATTACGAATGAATACGTTCCTATTTCATCCGATGTGATCAGTGTAACTAAAATGTTTGCTCTAACGAGTGGATCTATTAATAAAAATTTCTTTGACATTAAGTATCAAATGCATCTAAATGATATTGCAGATCTTCATTCATATATCGGAGATCTTGCTTATTACGAACAGATGCAGCAGTATCTTGCTTTACTAGATATGAAGTTGACAGGGACACCTCAGGTTGACTTTGTAAGAAATCAAAATAGACTTTATATTCATGGTGATTTTAATGATGGTGATCTTCTGGTAAATGACTATATTGTAGTTGAGGCGTACAGTATAGTAGATCCTTCAACGCACACAAAAATCTGGAATGATATGTGGTTAAAAGAATATACGACAGCACTTATCAAACAACAATGGGGTGCTAACCTTATTAAATTTGAGGGTATGCAATTGCCTGGTGGTGTTATGTTAAATGGCAGACAAATCTTTGATGACGCTACACAAGACATTGAAAGATTAAGAGAAAAGATTCGTACAGATCACGAGCTGCCAATCGATTTCTTTGTAGGATAATGTAATGGCCACAAATCATTATTTTTCAGATAAAGTACGCTCAGAGCAAAGTCTCTACGAAGATATCATAATTGAATCTTTAAAAATGTACGGTCAAGACGTATATTACATCCCAAGAGATATTGTAAATGAAGATAGAATATTTGGTGATGATGTTCCTTCACGTTTTAACTCTGCTTATAAAGTAGAAATGTATATTGAAAACGTAGAGGGTTTTGATGGAGATGGTGATCTTTTTACTAAGTTTGGCGTAGAGATACGCGATCAAGCTACATTCGTATTAGCTAGAAAAAGATGGTCACAAACCGTTTCCAGATATGATAACGAAATAACTTCAATTAGACCTGTTGAAGGCGACTTAATATATTTGCCATTATCAAATTCTTTATTTCAAATCATGCATGTAGAGCATGAGCAGCCCTTTTATCAATTAAGCAATTTGCCAACATATAAGTTGCGTTGTGAATTGTTTGAATATAATGATGAAAACCTTGACACAGGTATTGAGGCAATTGATGATATTGAAAAAGATTATGCATACACCTATTTACTCACATTAGATTCTGCTTCTTACGGGTACACAGTTGGAGAAATTATTACGCAAACATTCTCCTCAGGTGTTGTGATGCAAGGTGAGGTTGCAGCGTTTTCTGATTCAGATAACATAATGAAACTCATTCATATTGGCGCCGATGATGGTAACTATCACGAGTTTATAACTGGAAGTAAAGTGTTGTCTACTAGAAACTTGGGTAACTCCATATTGCCCAGATATTCTAATTCGTTAGTATTAAGCGTGAATGAAGATAACAAAATTGCTGAAAATGAGCAAAATGATGACTTTGAAACAACAGCCGATGGGTTCTTAGACTTTTCTGAGACTAATCCATTTGGTGACCCTAACGAGACATAGATATGTTTGGAAATTACTTCTATCATAAGAAAATAAGAAAAGCGGTTGCAGCTTTTGGTACAATGTTTAACAACATTTATGTGCTTAGGACTAATAGCTCAAATGAAGTTATTAGCCAAGTTAAAGTACCCTTATCATATGCACCTAAACAAAAGTATTTAGAAAGAATCAGAGAAAATCCTGATTTAGATACTGATACTAAAATAGCAATTAAACTGCCTCGTATGTCATTCGAAATTGTTAGTTTTACATATGACCAGTCTAGACAGCTTCAAAAGACAAATAACTTTTCTCAGGCAGGGTCTTCTAATTCTATAAGAAATAGGTTTTATAGCTTTGTTCCTTATAGTATTAATTTTCAATTAAGCATATATGCTAAATCACAGGACGATGCATTACAGATTGTTGAGCAAATTTTACCATATTTTAATCCTCAATATACATTGACTATGAAACCATTTAATGACTATCCACAAATTAAAGAAGATATTCCTATTACTGTTGTTGGTGTAAATTTTAGTGATGATTATGAAAGTCCTATGGAAGCCCGTAGAACAATTATTTACACATTAGATTTTGATATGAAAATTAATTTGTATGGACCAATCAGGTCCACTGGCGTTATTACAAAGTCTATTACAGACATTTATGATATGGAAACAGGATTGCAAGACTCTGATACGCAAATAGAAAGAATCACAACCGTGCCTAACCCACGTGACGCCAGCGCTGATTCAGACTTCGGTTTCACGGAATATATAGATACTACAGATCCGTTTACAGATAGTGCGTAAGATGAAAAAAGATGATGATAACACAGCAGAAAATGATTTTGAATATTCAAGACAAATTTACCACGATCTCTTAGCTAAAGGTTCAGAGGCTCTTGAAGATATGATGGAGGTAGCAAGAGCTACTGAACATCCAAGGGCCTTTGAAGTGCTATCGGGTATGATGAAGAACATGGGTGACATAAATGGTAATCTCATGGATCTTCATAAGAAAAAGAAAGACTATCATAAAGAAGATAAGCCACAGGAGTTAGCTAACCAAACTACTAATAATGTATTTGTTGGGTCCACAAGTGATTTACAGCGTATGCTTTTACAAGATGAAAAGGACAATATAGTTGACATTAGCGATTACAAGACGGATGAGTGAAACCTATCTTGGCAACGCAAATATTAAAAGAGACGGAGTCTTACATAATTTTACACGGCATGAAATACTAGAATATAAAAAGTGTTTAAAATCTCCATCATATTTTGCGGCCAATTATTGTAAAATTATTCATCTTGATAAAGGCTTAGTACCTTTTGAATTATACAAATATCAAGAAAAAATGTTTAATCATTTTAGTGATAATAGATTTAGTATTGTTCTTGCTTGTCGCCAGTCTGGCAAATCTATTAGTTCTGTTGCGTATCTACTTTGGTATGCAGTATTTCATCCAGAAAAAGTTATTGCAATTATCGCAAACAAAGGTGCTACAGCTCAGGAAATGCTTGGGCGTGTAACCCTTATGTTAGAGAATTTGCCATTCTTTTTACAACCAGGATGTAAGGCACTTAATAAAAGATCCATAGAATTTAGTAACAATAGTAGGATTGTGTCAGCAGCAACGTCTGGCTCATCAATTCGTGGTATGTCTGTTAACTTACTATATCTCGATGAGTTTGCATTCGTTGAAAACGCTGCTGAGTTTTATACATCGACATATCCGGTTATTTCATCAGGTAAAGATACTAAAGTCATAATTACGAGTACAGCAAATGGGATCGGTAATCAGTTTCACAAAATCTGGGAAGGTGCAGTCCAAGGAGTCAACGAGTTTAAATCTTATAGGGTGGACTGGTGGGACGTACCGGGGCGTGATAATAACTGGAAACAACAAACTATTGCTAATACAAGTCAGCTCCAATTTGACCAAGAATTTGGTAATACATTCTTCGGGACAGGAGATACGCTTATAAATGCTGAAACACTAATGGGTTTCAGGGCAAAACCACCTCTTAAATTGCTTGAGGGCAACAGTGTGTGGATCTATGAAGAGCCGCAAAAGAAACATGAATATATAATGACAGTTGATGTTTCGAAGGGAAGAGGACAGGACTATAGTACATTTAATGTGATCGATATTAGCACAAGACCTTTTAAACAGGTTGCTGTTTATCGCAATAATATTATTTCTCCAATACTCTTCCCCAATGTTATTTATAAATATGCGAAAGTCTATAATGAAGCTTATGTAGTTATTGAGTCAAATGATCAGGGTACAGTTGTCTGCAACGGAATGTATTATGACTTTGAATATGAAAATATGCATGTAGAGTCTGCAGTGAAAGCTAATGCTCTTGGTATCGAAATAACTAGAAAGACTAAAAGACTTGGTTGCTCAAATATAAAAGATATTTTAGAAAATAATAAATTAGAAATTGTAGATGAAAACACTATTTTAGAAATATCTACATTTATTGCTAAAGGACAGTCTTATGAAGCCAGCGATGGAAATCATGACGACTTGATGATGAACTTAGTGATGTTCGGCTATTTTTCAACAAGTAATAACTTTGCTGAACTAACAGATATAAACATGAAAAAAATGCTGTTTGATCAAAGGATGCAAGAGATAGATCAGGATGTTTTGCCATTTGGATTTATAGATGACGGTTTAGATGATATTCATGAATCACCTGAAGATG